GATTTCTATGCACAGTCTAAGAAACAGGATGCTGGTATAGTATTCTACACTGGTATCAACTCACAAGGTGACTTGTATATTGGTAACAGAAGAATCAATGCTATCACTGGTGAAGAGACATTCATAGATGCTGCTGTATTAGCAGACGATGGTGATGAAGACGATACAATAGGAGGATTAGTTACTACATTTGATACTCCTGTAACATTCAACCAGAACATTACAGTTGTTGGTGGTGACGGACAGTTAGTAAGTAACTTTGAGTCTCCTGTAGTTATATCTGTACAAGATGGTGATTTCATACAACAGAAGGATTCCTTAATCATACGTTCAAATGTAAAAAGTACAGAAAATGATCTTGGTCAAATTGAGCAAGATGAAGGATTAGATAGAGGTGCATTCTCACCTCCTACTGCTGGTGATATTAGTATTAGTAAGAACACAATCAAGTCTGCTGTATTCCAATTCAATGCTAGAGGTAAGGGTCAGAGATATCTATTCCAGACACACACCATAGGTGGTATTGCTTCTAACATCACACCAAATCAATCTCCATTGATTGCAGATGGTGGATCAAGAATCAATACTAATCAATATACAACTTATGCTGGTGTATTACCATTACCAGGTGATGTATTACTTAAGGGATCTGAGATAGGTAAGAGTGGTTCTCTTGGTTGGATATTGTCTAACTACTTCTCACAAATTCCTAATAATAGTATTGACAATATTATATTTGATGGAACTAATATTGTTAAATTAGAGTTCAGAGATTTCAACACTGGTGTTGCAATTACAAACCAAGAGATTGGAATTACAAGTGGATCACAAATTAGAATCAAGAACTTCTGGCGTGATCCTAGATTGAATCTAACATGGCAAGTATATAACAAACCTGGTGATGCATTTGATGTAGCTAATAACTACTGTCATTTCCAAGTTATTGATCAAATTCCACAGGCAACAGAACCATGGGAAACAATAATTGCTGGAACTGCACAAGGTGCTGTTGCTCCTACTATTGAGTTCTCTAACTCTAACTTCAAGGAAGTTGGTGTAATAGGTGGTGAGGCACTAAGAACAGAAACAGAGACGATTGGTGATTACAAGTTAGGTATCAACACAGTCGCAAGATCACCACACAGTGCATACACAAATGCATTTGTAGGTTTAGAAACTGAACCTCGTGCAAACTTAGATGTTGTTGGTACAGCATTCATAAGTGGTAGAACAACTGCAGATTACTTACAGCATACAAACTTTGCTGATCGTGACAAGACTGCTGTTGACAATGCATTCTTGGTTGGTGGAGACAGTGCATTCCCTAATGATCAAAGTGTCTTTAGAATTGCAACTACAAACAGTGGTCGTGTTGGTATCAATGTAAACAACACTCTATTAGATAGAGCACTTGTTGTTAATGGTCTATCTAGATTCACTGATGATGCTAGATTTGAGCATGACATTGAAGTCAATGGTGACAACGGTGTAATTGCTGAGATCAGAACATCACAGACAACAGGAACATTCAACCTAATAGATGATTCAACATTCGTTGGAACAGTCAACTTTGGTAGTGAGGTAACAACTGCTTATCTATTCAATGATAGTACAGCAGATCAGTTCATCAATATTGGTCGTTCATCTGAGCATAGTAATATATGGTTAGGTGTAACACCTGATGGTGCTGGAACTACTATTTCTAAGGTAGAAATAGGTGGTGCATTTGCTAACACTAACGAAGACTTATCATATACCAAGATCAAGACCAGAAACTTCAGAGTTGATGGCGACATGTGGTTGGGATTCCGCAAAGGAAGTGGTGATACTGTTGAACTTAAGTCTCAAGCATCACAGGTTGACTTTTTCTCCAACTCTGGAGGACCTTCAATCATCAACTTTGCTACTAACGCATCTGAGATCAACATTGCTGGTCAGGGTGGTAAGACCACAATCAATAACCAGTTAGAAGTTATTGCATCTGCTAAGTTTAATGGTGATGTACATATGTGTGGTGGTGTTGCATCATTCGCATTTACTGGTGGAAGAGCACAGTTAGGAACAGATATAGTTTCACATGAAGATGGTATTATATCTACTGCATTATTCAATAAAAACGTTGATATCTTAAATGTACTCGTAAAACAGACAAACGAAGAAGGATACAACCAAGTTGATACTGCTGGTGCGGGAGAATGGGGTGGTACATCATATCAAAACTCAATCAACACAGGTGGATCAGTTGAACCTATTGTTCTAAGTGCATTAACTGGAGATGAGTTCTACTTACCACTTAAATTCCAACCAGTCAAAGCAAATGGTGATCCATACTTCGGAACTAATGATTATATCATAGTTGACAGTCAAGTCGTTGGTACAGGATCATCAGCAACAGGTCATCCAGAGATTCTACAAGTTGTAGAACTTACAAGGATTAACGAAGCACCATACTACATTAAGGTCAAGCGTCGTCCATTCGGTGCATTTGGTGGTGTATTAGATAATCACATTGACACTACAGCAATATACAAAGTTAATGTACAGTTTGATGCTACATGGACAGAACAAGCACTTGACAATGATAGCAGTGCAACTGATTCAGTATATCTTTCTGAGTTTGGTGGTAGTCTAACAAGCAATGATTACATCATTGTTGACAGAGATGATTCACCAAAAGTTCCAGAATATATCAAGGTTATTACATCTCTTGCAGAACAGCAACAGAAGTTTAGAATATCAAATTGTGCTGATCCAGATGAAGATGTATTTGTAGTTAACTCTGTAACAGGTGAAGTTCAAATTGGTAACCCAAATATACCTGGTTCAATATTAACACTTAACTCATCACTTAACGTTGATGGTGGTTGTGGAACTCTAGGTGAGGTTGTATTTACAGGAGACGCTGCTGCTGGAACAAATGTTATCACTAATGTAACAGTTACAAGTGCTGGTAAAACAATTAATGATATTCAGAAGGGCGATGTTTTATCTGTCATCACAGATTCATCACCTCTGAATACAGCTCAGGATACTGCTGTTGACTTTGTGTTTGGTGGTGCTATCTACTTAACTGATGTTATTATTGGTGCACAAGCACTAACTGGAGTTATATTCAAGGTAAGCAGGAATGAAAGACTTACCACAAGTGATGGTAGTGGTAATCGTACATTCGATGTTGATACATGCTCAGGCACAACAACAATTGGTACACATGCTGGTAGATTTGATGTTAACTTAGCATGGTCAAGTGAAGTTGGTATTACTACAAATGCTAATCTACCAACAGCGTTGACTGCACCAGAGATAATCACATATGCTTACTACGCAGATCCACAGACAATACAGGCAAATGGTCCTAGTACAACTATTATATCAACTGCTGCTGGTAACAGTGCAACTGAATTACAAATTACAGTTCAATCTCTTGGAGAGGGAACTGGTAAGTTTGCGATAGGTGATTTAATTGCTGTAGGACCTCTAACATCATTCTCTAGTAACACTGGTCAACTTGAATTTATGAAAGTTACCCTTGTTGTAGATGGAACAAACGTAATTGTTGCAACTAGAGAACAGGAAGGAACAGTTGCGATGAGTCATCAGCAATCTGATGTTGTTAGAAGAGTTATTAAACATGAAAGACAATCTCTTGTAACTGATGCTCAGATGAGACAAAGATTAGTCGCTGGTGTGACTAATGATTATCTCTCTGTAATATTAGAGAGAGGATATATCTCACAACAAAAACTAGACTACAAGCAATGGTTGAGATTTAGAAATACATCTACTGGTGCTGAAATTCTAACAACTGTAGTTGGTAGATTATATGGTAAGACTCATAGTTCAGTAATGAACGAGCAAATTGGTGATGGTGCTAAATCATATAGAAATGGTAGTCTTGAGGTAACTGATAACTTAACACTAGCGGGTGGTAACTTTGTAATTTACGATAGTGTCAAACAGACAAAACTATTCCACTTTGTTAATGATGACGGACATGCTGATCACCAAGGTCTATTATATTGGGATGCTGGTGTACTTGCTAGAGGAGACTTCTTCTTATATCCATCATCTTGCCCAGAAAACGTTCTATTAAACTTAAATTGCACACCATCATTCTCGGTTGACAATTTAGGTAACGTAACTGCTAAGACAACACTAACAGTCACAGGTGAAGCATCAGCATCACCAACAGAGTCAGATGTATTCTCAGTACAGAATCTTGGAATTGGTGGTGGTAGTGAGTATACTATCAAGCAAAATCGTTCGATTGATGCATTTGGATTACAAAACTTCACCACATCAACTGGTGCAAGACATACAAGATACATATCAGCAGCATCACCAGAAGCAGATCTAACATTGATCGCAAATATTATATACATGGTCAATGTTCAAAATACACAAACATTAATCGTTACACTACCAGCATCACCACAAACAGGTGACGTTGTAAGAATGATTGATGTAGGTGGTAATTTGAAGTATGATACAACATTAGTTCTTAGAACTCCTGAGACTAGTGGCACACCAATACAAGGTGACTCAACAGGAACACTATTTGGAGATAGATTAACTCCATATCCATCTGGTGAACTTGTGGTTCAAACTCCTAACGCAGCATTTGCATTAGTATATCTTGGATCAACTGATAGTAATGATCAAATCGGCATCCCAACCAGCGTACAAGGTTGGTGGTTAATGGAGGTATAAATGCCAAGTTACAACCGTGTAAAAGCACAGAAAGCCAGTCCAATTGGTACAATCATGCCATGGACTGGTAGTACCAGTGAGTCAGCATTGACTCCAGATGGCATACCGAGAGGTTGGATAGTCTGTAATGGTGCTCAACTAAAAGCAAAAGATTACCCACTACTTGCACAGATATTGGGTAATTTATACGGTCCTGTAGTAGAGACTGGTCAACCATTTATTGGTATAACCAATTCATATCCAAATTACAATGACGATGATGTATTCAATCTACCAACTTTAAGTAATCAGGCACTTATAGATTTAGAAGGTAACCAATTAAGTGGACAAGAATTAGCAGTTGTTGGACAATATATTTCAACAAATGGATTTGAGGGTCAGCAACCATTAACAAATGTATTGTCATATATTGATGTGCAATTTCAAGCTGCAGTTGAATCGGAATTAGCAGGAAAAATAAAAGGTATTACTCTTGAAGAACCATCATATTTTGATACTATTAGAACTGTACGTAGAAAACTAGGTGTTGAACATACTGCTACACATACACACCCAAGACCAGAAGGTAGTTTTTATCCATCAGTAGAATTAGGTGGTGGTTATCTTGGATTGATGGATGCTGGATATTTTGAGGTTGCAAGTTCAGAATATTCAACAGGATCAGACAAGGGTGCCACTAGTGATGAACCACTAGCAGATAGATTTGATCCTGGTGTAGTTACATGGACTGCATATGATGAAGCAGTTAATTCACTTCCAACATTGAACAGTCACCGTCATTTTGGTGCAGATTCTAACGTAATTCCACAAGTTCCATCAATTCCAAGAGCAGTAAATCCATATGGACAAACACAAGGATATTCAGATGACAATACATGTGTTACAAATGTACAACAACCAGCAGTCACTGCTCCATTCCCACCACCTGGCACATACTTAGGACAGAAAAACTATTATTCATCAGATCAAGTTCCATTATCAAGAAGAGGTAGTGGTGCTACTCCTCCAACTACTGATGAACAAGACTATTATGGCGTACCTCCAGAGGCAGTAGGAAGAGATTATCCATATCCTACTACATTAAATCATGGTGGTGATGCTTTTACTGCTAATTCATTAGGATCTCATAATCATTTTACTATTGATCTTGCGATGACTAATGGACAAATGAATTTACCTAGCACTTTACTCATAAATAATATGACTACTGGAAACTTAGAACCAATAGATGTAGACAGAGGATTAAGTGTACAGATTAATCCTAACACACCATCCTTAGTCGTACTGTATATTATCAGAGCATACTAATGGCAGTATTTTATTCAAAAGAAAAAGGAAAATTAGGAACTCTTACTGGTTCTATCATAAACTGGTCTAGTCAATTAACATCTGCAGATCCAGAAGATCCTACACTATTACAAACTCTTCCTGCTGGTTATTTAAGATGTGATGGTGCAGTTTATCAGGCAGAAGTATTCCCAGAACTCGCTGTTATTTTAGGCGTAGGTGCTAATTGTAGATATAAAAAACCAGATACAACTTTACTTGATAATCAATTTCAAGTACCAGACCTTGGTGCAAAGTCTACTAAAACATCATTCTCATCAAACTTAGGAGATTATCTAGACACATATTTGGACAATGACGCAGGAGTAGAGATAACTAAGTCTGGTGTAGGTATGGATGTAAACAGTAATATTGGTACTCAATTTGAAATTCAATATCAAGGTAATTTTTTCTTGCCATCACAGACAATAGAAATTACAGGACAACCTGGTTTTACTAAGTCTAGTGGTAATTATACAGAAGAAACAGAAGTATTACACACAGCATTTCAACCTCATGCTCATTTTCATGATGGTAGAAGATCAAGGACTGCATCATCAGTTAATGAATTTGGTTTGTTTGGTAGAAACTCATATTCATCTAAATCTACTTTGTGTATTATGCCATGGGCAAATAATACACAGCAACCATTATGTAAGGCAGCAGCATCTAGAATAGTTGCATTAAGACAAAGTAATAACCCACAAATAAATGGACAAAGAACTCATACAGTTTCTTGTTTTGGATTTTTCAGTACTCCTCCCCCTGAGATTCACACATGGTTTGGTGGTTGTTGGTCAGGGTGTAATTTTGATGAACAATCTAAATGTTTGATACCTGGTAGTATTCCTGAGCAAGATATTACTGGTGCTCCAACTGGAACTATATTAGAATTTGAATGTTCTACTCAAGGTTCAAAAGCAAGTACAGGATATCCTATCTACGGACCTGGTGGTGCTGTATCAGGACAATGTGGTGCTAGGACATATGATCCTGAGATGAGTTGTAAAACTGAGAATAAATGTGGTATCGGTGGTGCTAATTGTACTCAATTTGATAATGCAATTAGTGGTAATCTTGCATATGCAGCATTACCACCAAACTATACACCATCTTTAGTAACAGCAGCAACTCAAGTACCATTTGATGGAACAGCAAATAGTGTTACATTTGGTGCTCTTAATAATGTTGTTACTGACGTAGAAGAGTTTGGTAATGAATGTATACATAAACACTTGGTTCCTTTTAATCAAGACCCACATACATTTGTAGTCAAAACACAACCAGCATATATTCCTGGTGGTAACATAACATCAACGATCAATATTGATGTAAATGCTGAAAATAAGGCAGATGGTTACATACAACCATTTCTAGTTCAAGAATTTTTAATTAAATATTAAGATGGCGACATACAGGAATTCATACTCTAATTATTATTCCGATAAGACTGGTAACCATGCTCCTGTCGGAACGATTCTTCCTGTCTTTGCAGATCTAAATTTTGGTGCAAATGATCCTGATTATACATATCCACAACATTTATATTGTGATGGTAAAGAATTATTGATTCGTGACTATCCAGAATTATACAGCATCATAGAAAATAGATATGGTGGGTCTGAGAGTGTAGCAAAAACTCAAGCAGCTCAAGCTGGTGGACTAAGAAGATCATTTATTATAAACAATAAATTATTTTTTAATTTTTATTATGATGCTACCAACAACAAAGCAAATGTAAAACTACCATATCCATATGGTTCGGTGTTTAGATTTTCAACAGCATCTAATCCATATGGTGAATTTCCAAGTGCTGGCATATTCAATCAAAATACATTCTATCAACTAATACTACCAACAGAAGATGTCGTAGGGGTAGGAGATATAACAAATGAATTTACATATGAAGTGGTGTTACCAGATAATGTTGATCTATCAACTGTTGTAATAAGCGATTATACACATAATTTTACAAGTGTTGGTGTTGGCAGTGGTGCTGCACATCCTCTTATAATAATACAGAGGTCATTTAATTTTAATGACTATCCATATAATGTTGGAACATTTAACTTACCAGATTATAGACAGAGAAAAATACTTGGATTTGGTAACGTCAATGGAGCAGGAACATCAACACCAGAAAACGCAGTAAATAATTTTGTTGGACAGACTGGTGGACAATGGTTCATTCCTAAGTCAACACTAATTGATAGTGGAGAGTTCTTTGTTATTGGTGATGTTAAAACTACAGGATATAATGATATTGTTGCTGATATTTCTGCATATATTACAGGATCTGTCAAGTATCAAATAGGACCTATGGATGATTATGTTTTTCCATTCCCTCCACAACACGGTCATAGGATATTATCTGTAGAAGTAGATGAAACAAAACTGGCAGAGGTAGGACCTACAGAAGCTGATAAGTTTGCAGTTAATTATATTAATAGTAGAGCAAATATTAATGTATTTGAACCAAATGGAACTGCTGGTGGTGCACTTGGTCATTCACATGGTTTGATTGGTACAGCACTACAGAACTCACAAACAGCAACTTATGGTAATACTAACGGTATCGGTGAAACAGCAGGAGATACTGGTGATGCACAATATCAATATTTGGTGTCAGAATCAGCAAGTATAGTTGTAACTGGAATGGCATATGACTCTAATACTGGTTATATTACTATTAATACAGATGGTGCACACAACTTATCAGTAGGTGATATTGTAACTGTAAATGGTGCTAATCCAACATCATATAGTGGTAATTTTACAATAATAGCAGACTCATTTGCAAATGAAAGTTTTAATGTATTGCCAAGAGATGGTGAAATCCCTGCATCAACCCCTGCTACAGGAACTATAACATTAAAATTAGCAAATGGTTATTTTGTTGACACAGAGGTAACATCACCACCAAGAGCATATGTAGTTGACACTAATACATTAGTAGGTGGAAAACAAATAGTTTATGATATACCTGGCAATGCTATTACTGTTAAAGATGAGGAGTTTGATTCACCAGGTTCAGCAGTTGTAACATCACCTCCTGCTAGTGCGGGAGATGTTACTGGAATGTATTTGACAGTACAAGCACCAGGCGGTGGTGGTGCAGACAGTGATACTGATGGTACAGATGGTGGATATGCTGAAATAGGTTTAACAGTTGATGGCACATTCTACACTATCAAAGCTTTTGGTGGTGGCGGTGGAACCGCAGGAAACAGTGGTGGTGCAGGAGGAGCAGGAGGAACATTATTGGTTCCTGCAGCACTAGCAAATGACTCCAGATTTTCAATCGTAGAAACTGTAGGTGCTGACGGAGATGATGGTGGTTATACAGGTAGTGGTGCTAATGATGCATTAGGGGCAGCTGGATTTGGTGGAGGTGGAAATGGAACTGCACAAATCAAACAACAAACAAATAACGACCCAGAACAGGTATATACATCAAATGGATCTTGGCAAGTACCAGCAGTAGCAAATAATGAAGTTTCTAGAAACATAACAGTTTTACTATCAGGTGGTGGTGGAGGTCCTGGTAATGCTAACGCTAACTCTAACTGTACAGGACAATGGCCAGGTTGGCCAACAGCAACAACAGGTAAAACTGGTGCACTTGGTGGATATGGTGGTAGAGGATCATTATTGACTGGTACACTTGCATTGACATCGGGAACTCTTAATTGGGAACTAGGATCAGGTGGTAATTTCGGTTTTAACAGGAGAGCAGGAAATAATAACCAAGGAACAACAGGTAATGACCCCAATACAGGACAACCATGGGGACCTCCATTTCCTGGCGGTGTTGGTACAGGTGTTGAACCAGATGGTGATTCATTAGGTGTACAAGGTGCATCAGGAGCAATTTCTGGAAGAGGTGCTCGTGGTGCATGGGGAAATGGTGCAACTGCTGGATCAGGTGGTGGTGTCTCAGGTTTATATTATAATGGAGTTCTCATCGCTGGTGCTGGCGGTGGAGGCGGTGGCGGTGGATCAGGTGGTGGTAACAACGGTGGTTCTACTACTGATGGTTGCTATCCTGGTGGTGACGCTACAGGACCTGCACAGGCACTTATTGCTACATCTGGAGTTTTAGATGTTGCCAATGGTGGAAATGGTAGTGCTGGTGGATGCTCAGCTGGTGGTGGTGGAGGTGGTGGATCCGCCTGTGGTATCATCAACGTAACACCTGGTGGTGTTGGTGGACAAGCGGGTGTTGGACACAATGGTAATGGTGGTGGTACTGGTGGTAAGAGAGGTATATCAGCATATAGAACAACATATTGGCAAGGTTCTGTATCTGAATCAGCAAGTGGTGCACTTCCAACAGAGGGAGGATATGTAAAAATACAATTTTCAAATGTCACAACATACTACGATGACGTAGGTGGTGGTGGAGGACAGGGTGGAGCAGCAACCATAGTATGTAATGGAATAAACACTAACGTCACAGTTAATTTACAGCAACCTGGTCAAGGTGGTGGATCAGGTGGTGATGCTCTTCAATCACCTAATGCTGGAAAGATATATGTACAATACTTTGGACAAGAAGAAGGAACACAGGTTCCTGGTGATATTACCTCGCCAGCAGGAAAATATTATGAGTGTGATAGTACTGGAGATCCACAAGGATCACCATATGATGCAAACGTATGGTTATCATCAACAGACGACAATATCAAACAAAGACAGTTTGGTATAGGCACAGGGGATGACACTGGTTTTGTTGGTGGTACTCAAATACCATTTAATACTAATTTAAAAATACAACAATATATACCGTTTACAGGTGCTGCTGCAGATGTAGGAGGAAAGAGACAATTAGAGGTAGGACAATTTGATTTATCAAATGCTAATACAGTAAGATTTACTGTAATTAGAGGTAGTAATCAAAATGGTGGAGAGAATCCAGATCAGGCATTGAATATATTTTATAAAAAGGGATTATCTAATAATGTTACACTATTCAGTCAAATATTATTAGCATCAGACTCTAATCCTGGTTGGCAAGCAATTGATCTTCCTATTGCTGAAGGAGATAACATAAGAGATAGTGAAGTAACTTTGATTATAGAACAAGATCGAGGACCTGTATATAATACAGCACCAGTAACAGATGATAATTATGGATTAGGTGCTATTACATTATTTTATGATCCAATATTAGTCAATACATTTGTATCTACTGGTGGTGCAACGTTGCTAGGAAACTTAGACGTAGGTTCTCAACCTATTAATTCTGATGATGGTATTGATCAAGTAAGAAGAGAGGTAACTGCAGTTGGTGCAGCAATGACAGTTACTGATGGACAGTTTACAATGTCATCATCTACACCTATTACTACGACTGCAACCGTGACTGCAGAGAATAACATTCCTCTCATCACTAAATACCATAGGGTAAAGTATTTAATTAAGGCACTATAAATGGCAACTATAGCATCACCATCAGAAACATCACTATATTTGAATGCCTTTGACAAGACCATTCAGCATGAAGGTGTGATGAAGACAATAGATGATGATTATTGGACTAAAGAAATAGTTCCAATATTATATCCTATGTGGGACTCTGACAAGGATAAATTAGAAATATTTGTAAAGTATAAAGATGGTACTTCAAAAATGAATAAGACCAAGTACCAACGCAATCAAAAGACTGGTGAATATAAATGGGTGTCATATCAATTCGATACATCACCATTTCTAACAGAGATAAATGATTTATATGATAAAGTAGTTGATAAATGGACAGAGTATAGAATAGGACAAGAGAATGATTTGGAACGTGCATTATCAGCATCTTTCTCTCAGTCAGCAATACTTAATTGGACTAAGGTTTCAATGATGAGAAACTTTTTACTAATGGACAGTGACTGGACACAGGTCGGCGACGCTCCTATATCTGCAGAAGAAAAAGCAAAGTGGGTAACATATAGACAGAAACTAAGAGATATACCACAAGACCAAAAAGAAATTGCTGCTAACTCAGTAGTATTTCCAATCACACCAACAAAGCATGCCAAGTTAGGTGATGGACATACATATCTTGCTGATGTATCACATTTCTATACCATACCACAATCAGTATACAGTAAATTCTCAACTAGAATTGTAACCTATCTTGCACTTGCGATAGGTACAGCATCAATAGATGAAATGCCTGTTAACTTTATAACAAGACCTAATATGGCAACTGGACTAACAACTATTCAACCAACTACAGGTTCTGATGATCTCGATGAGATACTCAAGATGATTGATGCTGGTGACTTCGGAGAATAATTATGCCATTAATATCATTGAATCCAAAATCAAAAGAAATGTTAGTTGCTGACTATGCAAAGTTAAGCGATAAATTTGTATTAGTAATTGACAACACCAAATATCACACACTTGCAGCAGATAAGAAAGCAACTGTATTAGCATACTATGATGGTATTATACCAGAGGCAGAGATTGATAGAATATTTGAATTAGAATACATATATTACTATTTTGACAGAGAATTAGATGCAACAGACGCTGCATTTGATTGGTTTCCACAACCACAGAACGTACCAGACGCAGATCATTATATAAAAGCATACGTTATAAGACCAAACGGTACAATACC